GTGGAACAACTGAAAAAACTGTTTGGCGAAAAGGCGCTAACCTACGGAGAGTTTGAAGCGGCGCTGCAAGGCTGCAAGGAGTTGAAGCTCGCGAACCTTGCCGAGGGGCAATATGTCGACAAGGCGAAGTTTGCCCAACTGGAAACGCAGCTGGCGGAAGCAAGATCCGGGCGTGAGGCCGACGCCAAAGCGTTTGGCGCTCAGCTCGACGCCCAGAAAAAAGACGCGGGCATCGCACAGGCGCTCACCCGTGCGCAGGCGAAAAACCTGACCGCCGCCAAGGCGCTGCTTCACCTCGACGAAATTGCGCTCCAAGGCGACACACTCACGGGGCTCAATGAGCAGCTTGAGGTGGTCATGCGCGAAAATCCGTTCTTGTTCGGAGGTGCAGAGGGTAACCCGCCGCCACCCGTAAATGGTAATGGAACAGGCTTTGTCTCGGACGACACGGCAAAATGGCGGCTGGAGGCAGGGCTACCCAGCGCGGAGCAGTAAGGGAAGTTGGGGCGTGTTGCGCCGCTGCGCGCGAGCGGGGTAAGAAACACGCCGCTATTATTTTGCCCCGAGTGTACGAACATCCACCTTTAAAAACAACAAAAGGAGACTCAAATATGAACACTTTTACTGAAAAGGCAACTAAGTTTTTGGACGTTCTAGATGAAGTTTATCGCCGTGGTGCGATTACCGCCATGCTGGATGATGCGGCGCTTTCCAGCCAGTTTGCCGGCGCGAAGACCATCAAACTGCCCAAGATTGCCGTGGATGGCGCCGGTGACTACGACCGCGACAACGGTTACGCACAGGGCGGGGTAGCCGCCTCTTTCGAGGAGCACACCTTGAAGTATGACCGCGGCAGAAAGTTTAGAATCGACGTGCTCGACGACGACGAGGCCGCGTTTGATCTCTACCGTCAGGTGGCGCTGCAATATCTACGCACCCGTGAGATTCCTGAGATTGACGCCATCCGCTTCGCCGAGATTTTCGACGCAGCCAGCCGCATCGGTTCGCTTGGCACTGTGGTGAAGGCCAACCTGGACGCCGCCGCCAAGCCGCTCTCACTGTTCGACGCCGCCGAGCGCACGCTAAACGAAAACGAAGTCCCCGACGAGGGACGCGTCCTATTTTGCACCAACGATTTTTATGCGCTGCTTAAATCCTCGGATGTGATTGCGCGCCGGCTGGATGTGGGCGCCAACACCGGCGATATCGACCGCCGCGTCGTGTTGCTCGACGGCATTACCCCGATCATTCGTGTGCCGCAGTCGCGCTTTATGACTCGCATCGCCTTGCTTGATGGCAGCAGCGCCGAGCAGAAGGTCGGCGGCTATACCCCCATCGCGGGTACAAGCTGTGACATCAACTTTGTCTACGCCAACAAAAACGCGCTGCACGGCGTCATTAAGCGCCGGTTTTCCAAGATTGTCGAGCCCGCAGCGAACCAGTCGGCCGACGCTTATGACATCTTCTACCGCGCACACCACGACCTCATCGTCAAGGATAACGAGACCGCGGGCATCTACATCCACACCAAGGCCACCCCGCGCGCCTAAAGCGGGGTGAATAACATGATATATATGAAAAACGGCGGCTTGATCCGTTTGATCGAGAACCGTGACGTGGCGCGATTTGTTGAGATGGGCTATACGCCTATGGATGATTGCGGCGAGAAATTATCTAAAAAGCCCGCCCGAAAACCAAAGGGGGAGAAGCCTCATGGCGGCGCGTGATATTTCAGCGCTTTTGGCGGAGCTTTCCGCTCGGGAATTGCTGTTTGGAGCAACCGAGTTGCAGGCGCGATCAGTCGCGGAACAGGCCAGACTTCAGCTGGCGGCCTATTGCAACCTGTCGGAGTCGGCCCCGCTGCCGGACGGCATGTTCTATGGTTGGCTGACGCTGACAGGCGCACTGCTTTCTCTGCGCACCGATGCCTCGGCGGGGCGGGTGAGCAGCATCTCGGAAGGGGACAGGACGGTGACCTTCTCAAAGGAAGATGAGGGCCTACCGCCCGCCTGCAAAGCGGTTGCCGACCGCTACCGCAGACTGAGTTAACACAGTGGTTTTAGGGTCGGGCGGCTTGCCGCCCGGCTCTTTTTAGAACAGGAGGTGAAGCGATTTGGATATTCCGGGAGGGGCCACTGCACGGGCAGCGTTATCCACCATGTATAACGACAGCGCCCTTGTAGAGCGCACCCGCGCCGATGCGGCGACCAACAGCATGGTGACCGAGACGGTGTATGACGGGGTGTGCTGCCATCTTTCAAGTCGGAAGGGGCTGGGGGCGCGGCGCACCGCATCACTGAGCCAAACGGATGCGCAAGCACAGGCGAATGCAGGCTACACCGTGTTTTTCGGTGATGGCATCACAATCAAGCCGGGAGATTCGATCACGGTGACGCATGGAGATCAGATAGTTCGCGGGCGCGCGGGGCTGGCGGATTACGGCACACTGGGGAGCGCCGTTGCACTCGACGGTGTGGTGATTGCCTAATCCATGACGAAGGGAGAAGAAATGGCAATTATTTTTGATGCGGGGCTACTGGCGCGCCGCGAAGCGGGGACACTGACGCCGACAGATTTGTGCAAAATTGCGATTTGCGGTGCGGTTGCAACCCACCTGCCTAACACGATAGTCTATGCATCCGCACAGGCGCAGGGGGTGATTGCTCCGGCGGTGTTCGTGCGCTTTGGCAAAATGGCGTCGCGACAGGCTCTCGACGGCGTAGAGCAGTTAACCGTAGAGGTACAGTGCCGTTATCTCCCGCTGGCAGTGGAGGATGACGGTGAAAATGAGACAGCGATGCAGGCGATGCTGGATGCGTTGCTGTCGGTTAGCGGCGGCGGGGCGGATTTTTCCAGCCGCAACCGCACCGCCCAACGTACCGAGGGTGGGGCGACAGCCAAGGGGGAAATTAAGCTGGAAATTCGGCGGGTGGATGTCGTCCAGATAGCCGAGGGCATGATGCGCACGCTGGAGCTGGCAGCCAAAGTAGAATAGGGAAATGCTTTCGCTTACGCGGACAATATCGGCATAACTGCCGGAGAGGATATTGTCCGCAGGGCGGGGGTGGCATGAATGCCCGCTGCGGCTACACCAGTCACACAAGCTTTTAAAAGCTTGACCAAAACTTTAAAGCCGCGACGGGTGCGGCACTTCACAATATACATCTATATAAAACAAAAAGGAGATTTGAAAATGGCAAAATTGACTGGCGCAGTCATTAATGTTTACAGTGAAAAGGCCCTCGCCATTGAGACGGGAGCCAGAGGCACGGCAGCGATTGCACTGCCGCTTAACTGGTATGAAGAAGGCAAGCTTATTACATTTAACGCCGATGATTCGGCGTTTTTTAAGCTCGGGTATATGCTCGACGACATGCTCGAAGTGCGAGAAATAATGAAACGTGCTTATAAGGTGCTGATCTATCCGCTTTGCACCGGTGGTGCGAAAGCCTCGGTGGCACTTGGCGAAAACCTGACCGTCACCGCGCAAAAGCAAGGTGCACGCGGCAACGACATCAGCGTGGTGGTGGCAAAATCGGGCGACCTGTGGCAGGTGAAAACCTTTGTCGACGGCAGTGTGGCGGATAGCCAGCTTGTGGCGAATGTAGCGGCCTTTAAGCCAAACGATTTTATTACCATCAGCGGCGCCGGTACCTTTGCCCCCACCACCGCGAAGCTCACCGGCGGCAGCGACGGCGCGGCAGATGCTACGGCTTACGACACCTTCTTAGAAGCGCTCAAAACCGAGGAATTCCAGACCATTGCATACACCGGAACCGATTCGGGCGTCAAGCAGAAGCTGGTTCAGTATGTCCAGCGCCAGCGTGACGACGAGGATAAATTCATTCAGGCATGCGTGGGCAACCTGCCCGCCGACTGCGAAGGCATCATTTCGTTTGCCAACGGTGTTATTCTAACCGACGGTACCGTGCTGGATGCCAACATGGTTTCGGCATGGCTGGCGGGCGCAACCGCCGCGGCTGCGGTGAACGAATCGCTCACCTACGATAGCTACGATGGCGCGGATAACGTCACCGAAAAGCTGACTAGATCCCAGCAGCTTGTCTATAAGAATCAGGGGCTGGGGTGCTTTATCTTCAACAATGGCAAGGCCAAGGTCGAAAGCGATATCAACACGCTGGTGACCTATACGGTTCAAAAGCAGAAGGATTTTGCCAAAAACCGCGTGCTGCGCGTCATCGATGGCGTGTGCGCCGACATCAAGACGGTGTTTGATTCCTCCTTTGCGGGCGCGGAGCACAACAACGCCCGCGGCCGCAACCGCTTTAAGGCGAGCATCTGCGACTACATGACCGCGTTGCAGAGCCAGAATGCCATTGAGGAATTTTCCGCCGACGATGTGACCGTTGCCGCCGGGGTGGATAAGGACACCGTGGTGGTCAACCTGCGCATCAAGCCGGTGGACAGCATGGAAAAAGCGAACATCACCGTTCGCGTGCGATAAGAGGAGGAAAAACAGATGGATAAGGTTAAGCTTTCTAGCATCCCCGCCGGGCACGACGGCAACGGCTATATTACACTGGATGGCGGCGTGGTGGCGGCATTTCGCATCGCGAAAATTTCGGCACAGCTCGACGTCACCAAGGAGAGCCGCCGCTTTTTGGGCGAGGTGATGACCCAGAACGCCGCCCGTGGCATGGCGGGCAGCGGCAGTGTATCCTATTACCACACCACCGCCGCGCTCATCGACGCGATGAAGAAATATCAAAACGTTGGGGGCTACCCTGAACTGACGCTGCAATATTATGCGGAAGCATCCGGAAGCAAGGGCCGCTGCGAGGTGGTGCTGCGCAACGTGGTACTCGACGCGGTTTCCTTCGGCGCGCTGGACGATTCCTCCGACGACGCCATGATGAACGAGAGCGCGTTTTCCTTTGACGATTTTGACATCATCGAGCGGTTCTAAAAAAGGCGGGGCGGTTAATACCGCCCCTTTTTGTCACATTATTTAATAGAAGGAGAATTCCTATGAATAATTTAAATGCATTTTTAAACCCACGCCGCAAGGAAAATCTAAAATTTATCCTGTCAGACGCGTTTTGTGATGACAGTGGTCAGCCGATAGAATGGGAGTTGCGCGAGTTGTCAGCGCAAGAGATGCTAGAGATTCAGCGCCTGTGCGAGGGACGCGGCATGCAGGAAACGTCGTTGGCCCTCGCCGCCAAAAGCCTTGTTGCCCCGAATATCCACGACGCCGAGCTGCTGGCGGGGTTATCAAAACGTGAAGGCAGAACAATTTTGAATCCGGTCGAGGCGCTGAAGGTGATGCTCAGCGGTTCGGAACTAAGCATGCTGCTCTACCGTTATTTTCAACAGCAGAGCGTCGGCAACTTTGAGCAGATGGTGGGTGAAGCAAAAAACTCCTAAGGCGGGGCGGCGACAGTGTAAGCTACTGCGCCTACCTCGCCTTTGAAAACCACGGCATACTCCCAAGAGACTATCTGACAATGCCCGCACCAGACCGTGCCTTTTTGCTGGCTTGTGACCTGAAAAAAGTGGAGGAGCAAGAAAAAACGCCAAAACGGTCGCCTGTACCGCGCGTAAGGCGCCGCTAAATAGAGAAAAGCCGTCGCACGAAAACTAACGTGCGGCGGCTTCAAATCAATAAATATTTTGCAGACGGCAATATTTGCAGGTGGTGTCAAAGGGTTCGAGTCGAGAGTGGCATCTGGGGCAGAGTTTATGCGGGGGCAGCGTATCCAGGCCATCCTCATATAAAACGGTGTATCGTGTGCCTCCGAGAGGCTCACCGTTGACAAGTATCTGTTTGATATTCTCATAACCAACCTCGGCGATGAATCGATCAAGCTCCATAACGTCCTGTATCATTGTGAATTTTTTCGTAAAAATCCAATTATAGTAATAACCATAAGTAAAAGACCGAATAATTTTGGTTCGAATCAATACGTCCACCCCTAATTACATTATTTAGTATAATTTTACAACGAAAGGAAGGAAAAATCAATTGCAAGACATAAGACGGCCCGATATTAAAAATTTTGACTACTTGATGAAAGCCGTTATCAAGCCGCAGACAGTGTTTGATGTTAGCGGTGATATGATATCGGTGGCGGGTTTTGAGTTACCGGTAGAAATGTACGATACACTGGACAAAACCGCTGTGATCACCGGTGAGGTTCAGTGGGCTGTGGCGCAGCAAAACGAGCTGCTAAGCCAGATGGACAATCAGCTGGGCATATTGCCGGACGGCATCACCGCCGGTCTGCAAAGCCTTTTTAATATGGTGGAAGGCTCGCTGGGCTATATCGGCGAGGTGCAGTTTCAATCTATTTGTACCCTGCTGGATTTATTGCAGGTTAGCGAGCTGATTGCGAAAGCATCGGCACAGATGCTAATTTTTGCGGCACAGGACACAGGTGGCGGGGACAGCATTTTAGGAACGCTATTTGGCGGGGTAAGCGTTGCTGCTGGTGTGGCGGGTATAAACGCGTTAGGCGGAACAGCCGCCGGAACAGCTACGGTTGGAGGGGCGGCTACTACGGGGGCGGCTGCTACGGGGGCAGCTGCTACAGGGACAGCCCTTTCTCTCGGAAGCCTTGGCGGACCGCCGGGAGTTGCAGTGGCACTTGCCGTGATTGCGGCACTGGCGGCTGTCGGTGTGGGTGTACATAATGCCAACAATCAAAAAAAGCGTGGTCAAGCCGCTGAAGAAATAACCTCGCGCATTGATAAACTTAATTACGCCGATGAGAACAGGCGCTCGAGCCAATATGACGTACTTTTTGAGAACAAAAAAGACTGGCAAGAAAGTTTGGAACAAGCGCAGGTGCATTCTGCCAACACCGATACCGCTGCGACGGATACCATTATCAGGCTGTTACAGCAGTTAGTAGATAAGCCTGTCAGCCGCAATGTCAACGCTGAGGTTCACATCCAGGAGCTGTATAGCCGCATGACACAAACAGAGTTTAAGGAGAATTTTCTTGAGATGATGGCGCGCGACGTGCAAACGGTGGAGTGAAGATGAAATTACGGCAAGTCAGCATTTGACTGCTTTACGATCGACAAAATGCGACACGCCGCGCGAATCAGACATGAAAATTAATCAAATAGCATATCGGCAAACTGCACAGAAGTGCCACAAAAAACGCCACAGCATGACGGAATTCTATTTTGTACAGCAAAAATTGACCCGCAATCGCGAGTCGTTCGACAAAATCCGCCATCGCGCGCAAGAGGGTTTGTCCCAAAAAGCGCGCGGGTCAAGGCTAATTCATCCTATGCAAGAAAATACAAAAATATGCCGCGGAGGCTGTATTTTCCGCGGCGAAAGGGGTTGTTTTTTATGAATACTATTCGCTTACTCCGGCAGATTGCGCGGGACGCCATCCGGACGGAAAGCCCCTGTGATATCATCTACGCCACCTATTTGGGCAATGCGCTGCGTATCGACGCGCTGCCGCTCGACTTGCCGCTGGATATGGTGAACATTCCAGCCAAGATGCAGAAGATTGAGGGGAAAATCACCTGCGCGCTGAAAGAAGGAGAGGGTGTGGAGATTGAGGGCAGCGGCGACGTGCGCAGCATTAGACTGACCGACGTGCCGGTGACCATCACGCTGGAATTGAAGCCCGGCGACCATGTTCTTGCGGCGCGGCACAAAGGCGGGCAGAAGTTCACTATTTTGGATAAGTACTAATGGCGTACAGCGGCAGGGAGGGCTTAGACAAACAAAAAGCGTACAGGCCGCCCTGTGCGTTTTAAAAATGCGTATTAGCCGAAGATGCCTTTCTTTTTGGGCTCCTCTTCAACGTAGGGGGTGTAGGGTTGGCCGTCTTCGTAGAAGATGGAGTAACATATAAAGGTACTACCCGAATTAGAAACAATAATATTTTTTATATTATCGTATCCCACTTGAGCAATGAAGTCTTCAACCTGCGATTTTTCTTTATAGCCTGTCTTTTTGTCGGTTAAACGAGAAGAATCAAACTCAAAAACCTCCATACGAACCATAACAGAAGCCCCCTTATCTTTAATTTAAAGTATAACACAAAAAGGAGTGATAAGAAATATGGATGAAAATAGCAATATTCTATCTAAGGAAGACTTGCAGCAGGTCGTTGAGCGAGCAGGCGGCAGTATTGCGCAGTTGATGGGGCAGCAAAACACTGCATTGGCACTTCTTAGCGGCACGACGGCAATATCTTTAACTGCAAACGCAGGTATTCTCAATAATGTGCTTGGGGCATTGATGCTGCAAAGCGGCGTAATGGGCAGCCAGCTAGGCCAACAGCAGCTTTATGATGCAACAGCACTGGAGGGCGCATCGGCTATGTATTTGTTACTTAGCACCCTTTCCGGCAATGTCGCAGCGATGCTCGATCACCTGAGCACATTGGGCGGCTATGGAGGTAGCATTTCGGAAAGTGTAGCGAAAATTGCGCCACTGATAGACCAGATGGCGAATTCGGGCGGCGGTGTTAACGATGCGGCAAATACGGCGTTTGGCGCTGTAGGAGCACTCAGTAGCGTTGGAGATGCAGGCCAGGCATTGAAAGATATGAGTGGAGTTGCAGGTATTGCAGGAAAGGCAGTCGGTTTGTTAGGCGGGGTTCTTTCTGGGCCGGTTGCTCCCTTGTTGCTTGGCGGTCTGGCGGTTGCAGGCATCGGTACGATGGCCTATAAAGCCTATAAAAACCACCAGGCCAAAAAACAAGCCCAAGCGGCTGACAATACTACTACCGAGTGGTCAGTTATGGACCCGGTTGCCTTAGAAAACATGGAGAACATGCCCGCCAATGCACCTTCGCTGCCAGCTCAGGCACCTATTACTGAGCGGTCTATTATGGACCCGGTTGTCGCAGGCACATGGATGACATGTTTAATAGCAGACAGCCAAGTCAAATGGGTGGAAAACAGATGACAGCAGCGGATGCCATGCGGCCAGGCAGGGGAGACACCGAGCTAATCGCCCAGCTTAGTGAGCTGACCGACGTAATGCGCAGAGTAGCCGACAAGCCCGCTGACCGCAACGTGAAAAGCGAGATTGTCATCAACATGCTTAAAACGAATGCGACGCTCTCAGAGTTTAAGGAAATGTTCATCGAAGAAACGTTGATGCGCGATCTGGAAACAGTAGAGTAAAAGCAAAACCGCAGGAATTTTCCCTACGGTTGATCTTTTTTTATCTGCGGCCTTGTCCATTGTCTTCGTAGAAGATGGTATAAGCTAAATAATTAGGGACTACCCGTTGAGGAGATCATGCTTCGTACATTTTCAAAACCAATCTCAGCTATAAAATTTTCTATGGGAGATAACTCTTTTTCGTGCTTTTCTAATTCTTTTTTGTACTTTGCTATGCCCTTTTCGCTTTGATCTTCTCTTGAATTTTGATCAATATAAGCCATATCAAATTTTCCTGGGTCAATCTTAAATATTTTCATTCGTATCATTAGTAAAACCTCCGCCATGTTTTTTACCATTCTAGCACCAAAGGAAAAGCTTGGCAATAAACGCGGGGTAACAGCATCAAAAAGGGGGAGCGGCAAAGCCGTTCCCCCTTGGCGCACAGGATGAAATCACCCCGGCAGGTTGTCCTCATAGAAAATCGTGTAAGTCATAACGCCCTCGCCGCCGGGCGCGACCGCGATTTTACGGATGTTCTGAAAGCCCACCTCGGCGATGAACGCCTCGACAGGTGCCATTTCTTTTTTGCGCTGCTCCAGCTTTTGGGCGTAACGTTCCTTGCCCTTGGTGACGGCGCCGCTTTTTAAAAGCTCGTCGTAGTTGGTTAAATCGAACACCTTGAGATTCAATAAAAACAGTTGCATCCGCACCATGACAAATCCCTCCACAAGAACCTTTTTTAACATTTTACCACATATTAGGAAATACATCAAATATACAGGAAAATTTTAGTTTAAAAGGAGTAAAAACTATGAAAAACCTCGAAGCATTCTTAAACCCCAAGAAGAAACCCAACATGCGCTTTATTCTCTCGGAGGATTTTGTCGGTGAGGATGGCGCGCCCCTCGTGTGGGAGATGCGAACCCTTTTGGCGCGCGAGCTTTGTGAGGTGCGCAGCTACTACGAGGGTCGCGGTCAGGAGGAAACAACCCTCGCCCTGCTGGCGAAAAGCCTTGTAACCCCAAATTTGAGCGACGCCGAGCTGCTGCGCGGCCTCTCGCAAAAGGAGGGCAGAACCATCTTTGACCCAGCCGAGGCGCTAAAATCCTTGCTGGATGCGGCGCAGCTGGGGGTGCTGTTGGCCTGCTACTTTAAGCACCAGCAGGTCAATAACTTTTATGAGCTGGTAGATGAAGCAAAAAACTCCTGAGGCGGGGCGGCGACGATATGAGCTATCGCGCCTACCTCGCCTTTTCAAGACACGACATTCTCCCGCATGAATTCATGAGGTTATCCAATGAAGAACAGGCTTTTCTGCTCGCCTGTGACCTCACCGAACAGGATGAACAGCGTGAATCCGCCGAACGAACCCGCAAACGGATGCGACGGCACTAATCTGCGGTTATACGACGGCAAAACGCTCAGACAATGTTGAAAACTCAGCCATTCGACAAAAAGTTGCCTAAACATTCGCCGGAATGCGGCAGTTTTCGCAAAAAGCGGACAGGCTGTGGCATGATAACAGGTTGAAAACTTACGCGTTCGACGCCGCTCGACACCGCGCGCGGTGGCAATAAGCAATAAATAGCTTTATGCGTTGGCGATTTTATAGCGGTCTGTAACGGGGTCAAGGCGAAAAACAGCAAAAAGCACAAAAGAAGCTTGATTGTCATCACACCCAACGGCATTGGGCTAAAACATAAAAATACCGTCGCCCGTTTATGAGGCGGCGGTACAGGGCGGTAGTATTAGCCGAAGATACCTTTCTTTTTGGGCTCTTCTTCAACATAGGGGGTGAAGGGCAGGCCGTCTTCGTAGAAGATGGAATAGTAAGAAAAATAAGTAGTACCTGGAGTAACGATAATATTTTTAATGTTATCATAGCCAATCTTAGCGATAAATTCCTCTACAGGCGCCCATACCTTATTCTTATAAAGGGGATTGCATGAATCATGCAAATGAATTTCAAACATTTCAACACGTATCAC